GAACCCGAGCAAGTGACAGGCATGCTGGCACAGGCCAGCAAAGATGTGCCTCAAGACGCCATAGAAATCAGCAACGAGTATGGTGTGGGCAAGTATGGACTCAGTCCTCAACAGTTGGAGGCTGCTGGATATCTCAAGCCCGGAACCTATGAATTTTATCTGGCCGACAGTGAAACCGATGTCACTGATATCCTGAACAATCCCACGGTATGGACTGGATATGCCGGCGTCAACAATGCAGCCGATCTCTTGAACGATCCCAAACTGCAAGATGACATACAGGCCGATTTGCTACAGAAATCGCTGGTGGATCTCAGAGGTCAAGGTGTTGTTACGGGCACAGAAAATCCCAGCAAACTAGCAGGATTGGTGAATGCCGGCGCCAAATATGGTGCTGATACAGTGAAAAGTTGGATCAACGGCACTGTGGGCGACGCCACATTGTTGGATAACGTCAACAAACTGGTGCGCGGCGGGCAATATGCTGTGGACTTGGTGAACCAAAAGATCAGCCTGGCAGTGCAGGGATTTTCCACAACTTCCCCGTCGGCCACTGGCACTACTATTCGCTCAGCAGTTGATCAAGCCGTGGGACAAGTGATAGGAAATCCCAAAGTGCCCATACCTGTTTTCACTAGCACGTTTAATCTATATTCCAATGTGTCTGATTCAGATCTCACCTATTCGGGTGATGATGAGATAGTGCGAGCCCGCATCAACGAAGAACGTGCTCGTCGTGGATTGCCACCCATTAACACGGCTTAAATACTGTCATGCCTACATTCATCGGATTCAACACCATCAATCAATACAAAAAGTTCACCTTGGTCGACTTTGAACTGATCAAGCGCGATCTTTTAAACTACCTTAACATACGTCAGGGTGAAAAAGTGGGGCGTCCTGACGTAGGAACCACTATGTGGAACTTGGTATTTGAGCCCCAGACTGAATCTACCGCAGAGTTAGTGCTCCAAGAACTGCAAAGGATTGTGGGACAAGATCCTCGCATCTATCTCACCACAGCCGATGCCTATCCACAGGTCAATGGTATCTTGGTCGAACTGGAAATCCAGACTGTGCAAGGGCAAAACGCCCAGCGATTAGCTGTGTTTTTTGACCAGCAAACACGCACTGCCTCCTACGTCTAAAACTACCCAGTTTTTCTAAACCATAAATACTCAAACGGAAGGTATTATGGCCAAGACCACTAGACAAACAGCGATATTTGGTGTAGAAGATTGGAAACGCATCTACACAACCTATCGTGAAGCTGATTTCCAAAGTTACGATTTTGAGACCCTGCGCAAGAGTTTCATAGACTACATCCGTATCTATTACCCGGAAAATTTCAACGACTATATTGAAAGTTCGGAATTCGTGGCTCTCTTGGATGTCATGGCTTTCATGGGTCAGGCTCTGGCTTTCCGTAATGATTTAAACATCCGTGAAAACTTCATAGACACAGCAGAGCGCAGAGATTCAGTGGTGAAGTTGGCCGAGTTGGTCAGTTACACACCCAAGCGCAATGAAGAAGCGCAAGGCTATCTCAAAGTGTTCAACGTATCAACCACAGAGAATGTCATAGATTACAATGGTGTGAATCTGTCTGGGGTCACTGTCAACTGGAACGATCCTACCAACGTGTCTTGGCAGGAACAGTTCACAGTCATCGTCAATGCGGCCTTGGTTGACAGCCAGCGTTTCGGCAAACCTGGGGCTACCAAAAACATCTTGGGCGTGGAAACATCGGAATACAGTCTCAATCTTGTGCCCGGCTATTTGCCCGTGGTCCCTTTCACTTCCACAGTAGACGGCACATCAATGACATTTGAAGCAGTGAGTTCTACCTTCCAGGACCGAGACTATGTGTATGAACCCGCACCGAGACCGTCGGGCATATTCAACGTGCTGTTCCGCAACGATCGCTTGGGCTTTGCCAGCCCTAACACAGGATTTTTCTTTTATTTCAAACAAGGCAGTTTGCAGAATCAAGACTTCAATCTTGGCGAACGTATTTCCAATCGTGTGGTCAGTGTCAACATCGAAGGTATCAACAACGAAGATGTGTGGCTCTATCAACTGGATGACGTGGGACAGATCTCACAGGAATGGACCAAAGTAGAAAGTATCTATGCAGCCGCTGTGGAACAACTGGGACCAAATGTGCGCAAGTTTTTCTCAGTGTCAAGCCGCACCAACGATCAGATCGATCTAAACTTTGGCGACGGAGTATTTTCTGAGATTCCAGTGGGCACCTTCCGCTCATATGTTCGTGCTTCCAATGGTCTGCAATACATCATCAACCCTGAAGAAATGCAGGCTGTGCAGATCTCCATCGGCTACACCAGCCGCAGTGGTAGATTGGAAACTATCACGTTCACTTGCGGACTCAGCCAACCAGTCAGCAACGCTGCCACACGCGAACCCATTGGCGCTATCAAAGAACGTGCACCAGCACGTTACTACACACAGAACAGGATGGTCAACGGCGAAGACTACAGTAACTTACCGTTCACGCTGTTTGGAACCATCATCAAATCTAAGGCAGTGAATCGCAGTTCCATTGGTACCAGCAGATATTTGGATCTCACGGACATCACCGGCAAATACTCTTCGACCAATGTGTTTGGCAGCGACGGTCTGATCTATGAAAATTCTGCCAGCCCCAGTTTCACTTTTACATTCATTGACAAAAACGACATTGCCAATGTTATAATCAACGAAGTAGAACCTGTGCTGGCCAGCCGAGGCATGCTGGAATTTTATTACAATTATTTCCCTCGCCCCAGTCTCATTCCTATTGGTCTTAAGTGGCAACAAAGCACCACCCAGGCCAACGAAACAACAGGTTATTTCGAATTCATCGGCAGCGGTGCACCTGCACCCATTGGTTCAAACACCAGCGACAATAAGAAATACATCGATCGCGGTGCACTGGTCAAATTCGTGCCACCAGCGGGATACTATTTTGATCCTAACAATCGACTCAAATTAGGACTGCCATCTCAACCCAATGACAAGGTGGTTCTTTGGGCCACCGTGAGTGCAGTATTGTTGGACGGCACAAACTTTGGCACAGGCAATTTGCCATCCGGTGAAGGACCGGTGGTGCTGAACGATTTTATACCCACAGGTGCTATTGCTACGCAGGTCATCGCCACGTTTATCACAGACTTGCCTACCAGCATAGAGCAGTCTATGACTGAGCAGATAGAATTGTATCGCAACTTTGGTCTAGGATTTGATAATCTCACCCAAGAATGGTATGTAATCACTGCCAACAACCTCAACCCTGCAACCACTTTCAGCCTGACCTATGCACAAGATCAGAGCGGTCAGAATCTTGATAATTCTTGGTTGGTAGCATTTGAAACCGACGGCGTCACATACACAGTGACCAGCCGCAGCCTGCAACGATTCTGGGGCAGTATCCTTCAGACACGATTCTTCTACGACGGCACACAGCAAGTATATGATCCACGCACTGGCACAGTGATCAATGACTTCATCAATTCTCTCAAGACCAATAACTTGCCAGACGTGAGTCTGCCGCAGAATTCTGACATTGTCATGGACATCATTGGACAGCCCGTGCAGGCCGATGGTTTTGTCAACGATTTTGAAGTGCGCATCAGTTTCCGAGACAGCGACAACGACGGCGTGGCCGACGATCCTGACTACTTCCAGACACTGGTCGCACCAGATGTGAACCCCACACAGAAATATGTGTTCTTCCAGCGCACTGTGGACTTTGACAATCTTGAGAGATTTTTACCGTTGGCAGCTGGAGCAGTGGTCAGCGAGTATGGCACCTTGGATCAGATTGAGTTGGCCAAAGCCGAATATGGTGACGGACAATTCTTCTACGCTTACACTGCGGGCTTGTTCTACGAATTAAACGTGGCCTTCAACGGCGTGCGCACTCTGACCCAAATTGATTCATTGATAGCCAGGGTCGGCCGCCAGGGGTTGTATTTCCAATACAGACACAATGCACCATTGAGCCGTCGCATCGACCCTGGATCAAGCAACATCATCGACATCTATGTGGTAACCACGGCCTACTACAATGCCTATCAAAATTATATCAAAGACTCCACTGGAACTATACCCGAGCCCAGCCCTCCTACCATCGACGAACTGTCCACAGCATACAACAGTTTGCAAAGATACAAAATGATTTCTGACAACGTGATCCTTAACTCTGTGGTATTCAAACCTTTGTTTGGTCTAAAGAGTGACCCTGAACTGCGAGCCACGCTGAAAGTGATCCGCGCCAACAACTCAGTGGTGTCGGTGAGTGAGATAAAGAGTCGTGTGGTGGCCGCTCTCAATGAATACTTTACCATAGACAAATGGGATTTTGGCTTGACCTTTTTCTTCTCAGAGTTGGCAGCCTATCTACACAAAGAACTAGGAGATATCATTTCTACCGTGGTGTTGGTGCCACAAGATCCTCTCAAGAGTTTTGGCGATCTATTTGAAATACGCTGTGCAGCCAATGAGATATTTGTGAATGCTGCCACGGTCAATGACATTGAGGTCATTGATGCGTTGACATCCAGCGAATTGAGAACTGCTCCTAACAGTGGCGTGGTATAAACATGGCGACTACTAGAATACGCACAGTAGATTTCCTGCCTGAGATATTCAGGACCAATACCAATCGGCAGTTCTTGCATGCCACATTGGATCAATTGGTGCAGGATCCCAAACTCAAGCCCACCCAGGGTTATATTGGTCGTCGTCTTGGTCCGGGAGTAAATCCTGAAGACAATTATGTGTTAGAGCCTACTCGCACTAGAACAGATTATCAACTTGAGCCGGGCACTGTGTTCCTTGAACCTAACACCAATACCGTTACCGGTGCATTGACATACCCAGGACTGATCGATTCTATTGCTGTCAAGGGTGGCAACACCACACGCCAGGATCGGCTGTTTACCAGCCAATACTATAGCTGGGATCCTTTCGTAGACTTTGACAAATTTGTAAACTTCAGCCAGTATTATTGGCTGCCCGAAGGCCCAGATTCAGTTGATATCTTTGCCACTCCCGTACCACTCACCGACGACTTCCAGGTCAAGCGCGGCACATCCGCTTACACCTTCAGCGGTGTAGCAGGACAGAATCCCACAATCATTCTGGTGCGCCAAGGTTCTTATACCTTCGATGTGCAACAGACCGGCCATCGATTCTGGATACAGAGTGTGCCAGGCACATCGGGTGTGTTGCCACAGACTCCCAACCAAAGCAGTCGCGAGGTATTGGGAGTAGAGAACAATGGTGATGACAATGGAACTATCACGTTCAACGTGCCTGCCAAATCAGCACAGAATTTCTACTATCAACTGGCCGATGCGGGATCAGTAGATTTCGCCACATCCATACAGTTTGACGACATCAACAATGTCTACTTCAGCGAATTCGTAGAGAAGTATGGCGGAATTGATGGTATCACTGACATCAACAATCGCACCATCATTTTCTTGACCAACGGTGGATGGTTCTTCACTGGCTTGTATGACAGTGCAGGTCAACCCTATGATTCCACACCTTTTGATGAAACAGTAGAGATAGGTTTAGACAGCCAACGTTACAGCGTATGGCGCATCAATTTGATCTACGATGATGCACTAAATCCCTATATCAAACTCACTGTGGATAGGCCGGTAAATCCTCTCAGTAAACTGCTGGTATTGTATGGTGCTGAATATTCCAACATCAGTTTTTATAAAAACTCTGGAGGCACTGCATTTGAACGCATTCCGCTTATCACTGCGGATCTTGATTTCCTCTACTATCAAGACGCCGACAATCCAGAATTGTTTGGCGTGATCAAACTGGTTGACAGTTCTGGAGATCAGACCATAGATATCGCTGACATCATTGGCAAGAAAAATTATACCAGTCCCAATGGTGTGGTGTTGTCTAACGGATTAAAAATACAGTTCCAAGGGACCACTAATCCGGCCTCATACGCCGGCAAAGAATACTACGTTGAAGGTGTGGGCACAGCCATCGATCTGTTGCCGGTAACAAAATTTGTCACTCCAGAAACCTATACCAGATCCAGCACTGTGCCCTATGATTCGGTGCCCTACGATTCTACTCCATTTGATGAGAGTCTCAACGCACCAGTGGATCAAGATTACATCACCATCAATCGCGCCAGTTTTGATTACAATGCATGGAGCCGTTCAAATCGTTGGTTCCACGTGGACATCATCAACGCCACGGCTGAATACAACAATCAAGTGGCCGTGGTCGACAACATACAACGTGCCAAGCGACCTATCATTGAATTCCGAGCAGACATAAAACTGTTTGAAATGGGCACTCAAGCAGTGGATCCTATCAACATCATAGATTTCCGCGAAACAGATGCCATGAGCAACATCAACGGCTCAGTGGGCTACAGTGTGGATGGCTACGCATTCCAGAGTGGATCTCGAGTTATTTTTGCCGCTGACCGTGATCCAGAAGTGCGCAACAAAATCTACTCAGTGCAACTGATCCAACCCACAGGCACAGGCACACCCATCATCGATCTGCAACCAGCCGATCTCAACACTCCTGATGCACTGATCAATCAAAATACCGTGTGCCTGAGTGGCATCACCCAGCAAGGTCGATCTTTCTATTTCAACGGCGACACCTGGATGCCAGCACAACAAAAAACTGGTGTGAACCAAGCACCATTCTTTGATGTGTTCGACGAAAATGGAGTGAGTTTCGCAGACCAAGTGGCATACCCCAGTTCTAACTTTTCGGGTTCCAAATTGTTTAGTTATGCCGTGGGCGAAGGTGTCACAGACAGCATAATTGGTCAACCACTCAAGTATCTCTCCATCAACAACGTGGGCGACATTGTGTTTGATAACAATCTCACTGTGGATGAATTCGTTTATGTGCAAGACACAGTGAGTGTGACCACACCTATCAACAGCGGTGTGGTGCGACAATACATCACTCGAGACACTTTCCGCCAACTTCTGGGATGGCAGACTGCCTATACAGATACAGTGAGCCGCCAGACTTTTAGATTTACCTATCAAGGCGAAGACCTAGTGGTAGATGTTCCGGTAGATACTGCCAGCCAAGCCATTCCGGTCAAGGTTTTTGCAAATTCTATTTTCGTAGATACTGATGCCTACACCTATGCTGTGCAGGCCAACCGTTCCACTGTGATCACTTTCATCACTCCTCCGGCCATGGGCGACATCGTGGAAGTCAGCGTGATCAGCCAGGTTGCCAGTCCTGTGGGCTTTTACACCGTGCCGGTAAACCTAGAAAACAATGCGATCAATGCTGATGTTCCTCAAGTGACTCTGGGCACTGTGCGCAATCATTATGGTAGCATCTGCCAGAATCTCATTCCTTTTACCGGAGACATAGCCGGTCCAAACAACACTAGAGACCTAGGCAATCTTATCCCTTACGGCCAGATCATACTGCAACAAGGTTCTCCGCTGACTCTGGCTTCGACGTTTATCAATGATCCCGGATTTGATTTCTTTAAATCATTGGAATTCAGCGCCCAGCAGTATGAAAAATTCAAAAATGTCTTGATGGATACTGTGGTCCGCTACGACTGGCAAAACATGACCACAGCGCAGATACTGGACGAATGCGTGGAGTTGATCAATCTTGGCAAGAACGAACTCACACCGTTTTACTGGACTGACAGTCTGCCCACAGGTGAGACCTACGAACAAACAGTGTATACGGTCACACCTATCACTGACGATACCTTTGATACTCTCTACAGTTATGATTTTGACTCGGCCAATTATCGTGCTATCTTGATATATCTCAATGATACATTATTGTTGGGCGGCGATATTGACTACACTGTGGCCGTCGACGGTCCTCGTGTGACTATCTTGGTGCCATTGACCATTGGTGATACCATCACCATTCGAGAATACACTACCACTTATGGTAATTTTGTTCCGTCAACACCAACCAAGTTGGGATTATATGCTTCATTCATGCCTGAAATTTATCTCGATGATGCTTATGTAGAACCCACACTGGTCATCCGCGGGCACGATGGATCTATCACTGTGGCCTATGAAGACATACGTGATCAAGTTTTGCTAGAATTTGAAAAACGCATTTTTAACAATCTCAAATGCCCTACTCATGGCCCCAATGATAATCCTATACCACTGACCTATACGGATGTGGTTCCAGGACAGTTCCGCACTACAGATTACAGTCTCGCTGAGGTCAATCAGATCCTGGGTGTGAGCTTTTTGGCCTGGGTGGGTGCTAATAAGTTGGCCTATAGAGAACAAGATTACATTCCTGACAACCAATTTACTTGGAATTACAGCGCAAGCCAAAACAAACTCAACCGTCAATTGCTGTTGGGCAATTGGCGCGGTATCTACGAATATTTCTATGACACCGACGCACCCAATACCAGACCTTGGGAGATGTTGGGTTTCTCAGAGAAACCCACATGGTGGGAATTAGAATATGGTCCTGCACCATATACATCTGGTAACTTGGTTCTGTGGGAAGATCTCGAGAATGGTCTAGTCCTGGATCCCATGGGTCCATACGTGATTGAAAAATACAAACGTCCTGGACTGACCGGCGTGGTTCCAGCCGGATCAGAGGGTCAGTTGCTGTCACCTTTTGATGTCATGGTTGGCGAATACGACACCGGAAGCTTCCGCAAGAGTTGGACAGTGGGCGACGATGGACCGGTAGAAGCATCATGGCGCAAGTCATCATCATGGCCTTTTGCTGTGCAACGCTTGTTGGCGTTGACAAGGCCGGCAGAATATTTTGCCCTGTTTGCCGATAGAGATCTCTATCGTTACAATGAACAATTTGGACAGTATCTTTACGACAATAGATTCCGCATACAGCCCAGCCAGTTGGAAATCTACGGCAATGGCACCATCAAGAACAGTTACATCAACTGGATCGTTGACTACAATCGACAGACAGGGTTGGATTCTACTAGAGATCTTGAAATCAAACTAGAAAATCTAGACGTGAGATTGTGTTATAGAATGGCTGCTTTCAGTGACAAACAATACATCAAGATATTCACAGAGAAGTCAAGCCCCAACAGTCTCAATACCAGTCTTTTGTTGCCGGATGAAAGTTATCAACTGTTGCTGTATCGCAATCCTACATCGGCACAGTTGACCTGGAGTTCTGTGATCATCCAAAAAACACAGACTGGTTACGCTGTGTATGGCTATTCGACCACACGTCCATACTTTGAAATATTTGCATCCATCCCCAATGGCAATTTCCGTATTATCACAGCGGCCGACACAGTAGTTCGCGCACCACAGGATTACAGCAACACCGTGGTGCAAGTTCCTTATGGATATGAGTTTACAGGTATATCATCTGTGGTTGACTTCTTGTTGAGTTATGGTCGTTTCATGGAAGCACAAGGCATGACCTTTGAAGATCAAGCCGGCAGCCGTATACTGAATTGGACACAGATGGCACAAGAGTTCATCTACTGGAGCCAGCAAGGATGGGCACCAGGATCGTTGATCAATATCAACCCCGTGGCCAACAAACTCAATGTATTCAAACCTGATCTAGTGGCTGAACCACTCAGTGTCACGGCGCCCGAAGACATCCTGCTCAATCAGAACAAGCAGGCCCTGCAAGGGCAGGACTATGTGGTTGAACGCTTTGGCAATGATCTCACACTGCGTGGAGTGAACAACAACACATTCAGTTACCTCAATGCCAAGTTCAGTGCCTATGAACACATGATCGTGCTTGACAATCAATCTGTGTTTGCTGATCTGATCTATGATCCTGCCACCGGAGCTCGCCAGAGTCGCCTGTTGTTTGTGGGCTACACCACCTACGATTGGGATGGCAGCCTTGACGCACAAGGTTTCATACTCAATCAAGACAACATCTTGCCATGGGTTCCCAACACCAGTTACAGCAAAGGACAGATCGTCAAATACAAAGATGCTTACTGGGCCGCGGTAGAGATCATTCCTCCGGAATCTGTTTTTGACTTTGCTAAGTGGCTCAAGAGCGACTATGATCAGATACAGAAAGGCCTGTTGCCTAATGCTGCCACCCAGGCTGAAAACATCCGCAATTTCTATGACAAATATTCCGCTAATCTAGAACGTGATGCCGACCTGTTTGCGTTTGGCCTGATAGGTTTCCGCCCTCGCAGATACATGCAGAATCTCAACTTGGACGATATCAGCCAAGTTAATCTCTATAGCCAGTTCCTGGGCACCAAAGGCACCACACAGGCCACAGATATCTTTGGCAAAGCCAATCTTGGCAAAGAAGTAGCCGAATATGAAATATTTGAAAACTGGGCCATACTGCGCTCTATCTACGGTGCTAATGCCAATCGCAGTTACTATGAACTGCGCCTCAACGAGGCATTGTTGCTGGGTAATCCTTCTACCATCCAGATCATTGAACCACAACAATTCAGCGATGCAGATCAGACAGTGCAGGTCGACAAACTCTGGAAAGAAAGTTACAAGATAACTGATCCTGAGATACTGCCCGTGATCACGCTGAATCAACCGGATCTACAGTTGCCCAATGCTGGTTATGTGAACTGGGACGACGCCGATGTCAAAGTGTTTAGTTTTGAAGATCTCACACCTATCATCGCAGACATTGACAACATCTTGGTTGGCACCAGTTTCTGGGTAGCCAAAGACAACGCCTATGATTGGAATATCTATCGTAGCAATCTGGTAAGTTATCCTGTCACCCAGGTCCGAGACAATCTCAACGGAACTTGCACCCTAACATTTGCCGGTCCGCACGATCTTGAAGTCAACCAACAGATCGTGATCAAATATTTTGGTAGTGTAGTTGATGGTGCATATCGTGTGTTATCGATACCTAGTTTGTTCACAGTCACAGTGATCCTGGCTATTCCAGCGCCTGCTACCCAAATCACGGGCAATGGTGTGTGTTTTGTGCTGGAAAGCATGCGTGTGCGACAAGCCGCTGATGTCAGTGCTCTCAGTTATGCCAATCGCTTGTTGCCTGGCAATCAAGCCTGGGTAGACGATGATGGCACAGGACACTGGGTAGTGTTAGAAAAGATCGATCCCTTTGGTTCGCCTGCTGAATTAGTTCCTCAGGAACCAGAAACCAATGGACGATTTGGCACAGCCATATCTCAAGGTTTCAACAATCTAGCCTGTCTAGTAGGTGCCCCAGGTGCAAACTCAGGAGCAGGTGCGCTGTATGGTTTTAGCAAAGCATCTACCGCGACCTATGTTGAAACCCAGCAGTTGACCATGAACGCTAACAATCTGCAGGGCTATGGTGCCAGCGTGGCCACTGGCAATCTCCAGTGGGCAGTGGCCGGGGCTCCCGACAGTTGGGCCAAACAAGGCTACAGCGTGGCCATCACCCGCAATCAAAACACAGGCAGTTTCTTGCAAAGCCAACTGATCACTGAAGTTCCATATCGATTGTATCAGACCACGGCCAGCGCCAGCCAAACCACATTCAATCCTTCGGGTTCTATCACCATAACTGATCCCGCTGACGTGGGAGTGGTAGTCGATGACACTGTATTGATCCGTGGTGTTGACTGGACCTACAGCGCACCCAACGTGGTGCTGACCACACCTCTGGCTGGTGGCGAAACAGTCAATATCTTTTTGTTTGATGAGTATGGATACAGTGTGGCCATCAGCACTGATGAACGCTGGATGTATGTGGGTGCTCCATCGGGCGATCGGGTGTATGCATACAATCGTGTAAACATACAGTTCCAAGCCAAATCATTCACTGGTGATGGGTCAACAACAGAATTTTATGTAGGCGATGTGATAGTGGTAGATGATGACTCTGCCGATGGCGGTATTGGTGCCACGCAAATTGGTGTTGTGGTCAATAATATTCCTAAGACAGCCGGAGTTGAATACAACTATTCCAATGGCACTGTTGTGTTTGACGCACCACCCAACGACGGTGACGTAGTCAGATGCACAAGATTGCAAAGCAAAACATTTATCACTACTTCGCCGCAGGCTACATTTGATATCTCTGAATTGTATACCGTGAGCAATCTCAGCAGTTTCAGTGTGTATGTCAATGATGTGTTGCAACGTCCTAATATGGACTACAGTTTTGACGAATCTACCAAGGTAGTAACTTTCTTGTTGACACCACCCACTGGCACCATACTGTTCACCAGCGGAACTTATTGGGAATACATTGATTTCATTGAAACACCAGGATTGTCGGGTGGCAGATTTGGACACAGTGTGACCACTACCACTGACGGTGCTCAGGTAGTGGTAGGTGCGCCTGATGACACCGCTGATGCTAAATTACTGGCTGGCAAAACCTATGTGATCGATCGTAGCATTGAAAGTTTCACAGTTACCACAGCGGGTGAGGATACGTTTACCACTCTGAGGCCGGTGATACAAAATGCTACAACAATCGAAATAGGTAAAGTATATCGCATACTCACTGTGGGAACTACCAACTATGTGGCCATTGGTGCTGATACCAACACCGTGGGCGAAATATTCCGTGCCACTGGAACAGGATCTGGCACCGGCACTGTGCGAGCCTATACACCGTTCACTGTCAAAGTCAATGCTACCTATCTAGTGCCAGATGCCAATGGCAACAACAACGGTGAGTTCTCTGTGGATTATCTGACCAACGAAGTCACTATCACTGCACCCTTGAACGTGGGCGATGTAGTGGAGATTTCTACCAACACTTTCAAACTCATGCAAGCGGTGCAGAGCAACGCACCTGTGGCTGCCGCCGCATTTGGTCGAGTGGTAGATCAGTGTCCTACCAATTGTAGCTTATACATTGGTCAGCCCAACGATTCCACTGTGTTGCCTGAAGCAGGCAGTGTGGAAAGATTCGTTAATCAAAATCGTCTCTATGGATCCATCCAAGGCATCACACAAGATCCCACATTGACTCCGGGAGATACCATACGGATCAACAATGTTGATGTCGCAGTATCGACTCCTGCTAGTTGGAACAGTGCTATTGGCTGGGCCGCAAATACTTTCGTGATATCAGGTAGTGATATCTATCGTAGCATCCGCACTGTGCCAGTGGGCGCGGCATTGACGGACACCACATATTGGCAAGCCAGCGATTGGGCCGCTTTGTATGCCGCTGATATTGTCACTGCCAATTTACCCAACGTCAACGCATTCACCACTGACGGCTATCTCAATATAACCATCGCTAACCACGATGCCGCTGTTCCGTTTACACAACTGTTGGTCATGCCAGGCCTGGGCACAGCATACTATGATCTTGGGTTAGAGCCCATGGTCTATACCCAGACCATAGAAGCTCCGTTGCCTATCGCTTATGCGCATTTTGGAGCCAGCCTCAATATATCCGACGAAGCCACTACATTGATCGTCGGTTCGCCACAAGGCACAGCGGCCAAACCCACAACCTTTGATGAAGGCACTACATTTTTTGACAGCAAGTCCACAGAATTCTTTGATCCATTGCCCGAAAGCGGCGTGGTCTATACATTTGATTTGCTATCCGCGGCCAATGGCAGCGTAACCAATCCTTCCAAGTTTGTGTTTGGACAACAGATCTATGATGAAGATCTTGGATCCTTGGACGAATTCGGAACGGCTGTTAGTTATCAAGGTGGTGTGCTATTGGTAGGCAGTCCCCAAGACGATTTGGATGACAGCGTGGGAGATTTTGGGCGTGTGGCACAACTCAACAACATTGATAGATTGCCAGCCTGGAACGTGGTCTATCGCCAGACTCCTATAGTAGATGTCAATCTCATGAACTCGGTGTTCATGTATGATCGACTGGAAAGCAAGATCACACAGTATTTTGACTTTATTGATCCACTACAAGGCAAAATTTTAGGTGCCGCTAGACAGAATATTGATTATCTTGGCGCACTGGATCCTGCAGCCTATAACACTGGATTAGTGAACAACTATGGAGATACCTGGACTGACAACCATCTTGGAGAGATATGGTGGGACTTATCCACAGTGCGATTCATTGATTATCATCAGGATTCCATAGCATATCGTTCGCGCCGTTGGAGTCAACTGTTCCCGGGATCCACAGTGGATGTCTATCAGTGGATAGAAAGTCCTACACCACCGGCTGCCTATCAAGGTCCAGGCGAAGTTTACAGCACTACCAGCTATACAGTGACCAGCAAACTCAATCCTGATGGATTGTTTGCGGCTCGTTATTTCTTCTGGGTCAAGGGCATACGCGAAGTGGCTACCCAAGTGAAAAAGACATTGAGTGTGCAGGCCGTGGCCCAATACATCGAAAATCCTCGCAGTTCCGGCATACCTTATGTGGCGTTTATCAGCCCCAGCACCACTGCCATCTACAATGGTAGATCATTCATATCGGCCCAAGATACCATATTGCACGTAGAGTTTGATCGCATAGCCAATGATGACAATGTCCACGTGGAATACGATCTCATTGCCACAGACAACCCCAACAGTTTCTTGAGTGGTGGACTGTATCGCAAACTGCTGGATTCGTTCTGCGGCGAAGATACCATAGGAAACAAGGTTCCAGATCCCACACTGAGTCCTGCAGAATTGTATGGTGTGCAATTCCGCCCTCGTCAGAGTTTCTTTGTCGACCGTTTCCTGGCACTGGAAAACTATCTCCAACGTGCCAATGCTATACTGGCGCAGTTTCCTATCAGCGACAGCCGGCCATTCACGTTACTGAACAGCGAAGAGCCCGAGCCTACATCAGCATCTGGTGAATGGAACAAGCGTGTATTGACCTATGCTGAATTGACATATCAAAATCTCGACGAAGTCGCACCAGGATACAAATACCTAGTGGCATCTGATTCCACACAAAACGGTCTTTGGACCATATACACAGTGGTCTTGGGATCTGCTCTGATCGGGTCACCCAAAGAATTGTTGCTAAGCCGAGTGCAGAACTATGATACTAAAAAATTCTGGGAGTATATTGATTGGGTCAAACCTGGTTACAATACATCACAGAGACCTGCCGCCGAAGTGGCCACTTTCAGCGATCTTGCTAGATTGACCCTGCCCGAAGGTTCCAGTGTGAAAGTCACACGTAACAGTTTTGGCAAATTTGAAATCTACCAATTGTTGGATGGCACATGGAATAGAGTGGTGCTGGAAGATGGAACCATCGCAGTCAAGGCCGAGATCTGGGACTATGCGTTGGGACGCTTTGGTTTTGATATCGAAACCTTTGACAGCCAATACTTTGACACATTCCCTGGCACAGAAACACGCCAGATCATACGTGCTATCAACGAAGAATTGCTCACTGGCGAACTGTTGATATTCCGAAACAATCTCTTGATGCTGATGTTTGACTTTATCTTGCAAGAACAAGTGGCACCAGAGTGGCTGTTCAAGACTTCGTTGATTGATGTCAATCACAAGATACGTGACCTTTTGCCCTATCAGATCTTCCGCCAAGACAACCAGGACTTTGTGTTGGAATACATCAAAGAAGTCAAACCGTATCACGTCAAGATAAAAGAGTTCAATCTCAAATACGAAGGCATTGATACCTATCAAGGCAGTGTCACGGATTTTGATTGTCCGGCCTACTTTGATACCACTTACAACCAGTTTGTGAGCCCCATATTGGATGACGGCGAACCACCGTTGGATCCTGTTTCTAGCACTCCTAGCACAGCACCAATCTGGCAGACTCTGCCCTGGAACCAATGGTATCAGCACTATACTCTTGAACTCCAAGCCGTAGATGTCATAGAACCCGGAGCAGGTTATACCATCGCGCCTCAGGTAGTTATTGGTGCTGAATGGCAGACCAATACTGTTTACACAGCAGGCCAACAGATATTCTATCGCAGTAACTTATACACTGTGCAGATCGATGGCACATCAGGAACCTTGGCACCTACATTTACCGAAGGCACCGAAACCAATGGCACTTTGACTTTGGCTTGGTCTGGTGCTCCTGGATTGGCTGTGGCTCGGGTGAATACCGGTGGACAATTGGTGCAAGTGATCGTGGTAGATCCGGGCACAGGTTATACCATAACTCCTGCCATCACCATAACGGGTGGCAATGGATCAGGTGCCCGTGTAGTGGCCGTGATGGGCAATGAATTGGTGCGTAATTTCACCACTACCATCAAATTTGACCGCTATGAATATACCAGCCAAGTCTTGGATTGGGAGCCTAATACCAAGTATGCTGAAGGTCAGTTGGTGCGTTTCCAAGATCAAGTCTACAGTGTCAACGAAGTAGATGACAGTTCAGAACTGGACAGTGGTTCTATATTTGATCCTGAAGATTATACTTTGGTTGATCCTGCCACACTGGCCGCTGCCGATCGTGTGATAGGTCTGTATGCACCTACCCCCAATGAACCCGGCAGAGAATTGGCCCAGGTTATCGTGGGCATTGACTACCCAGGAGTGCAAGTCAAAGGTCCTGGATTTGATCAGAACACCGGATTTGATGTGGGCAATTTTGACATCAATCCGTTTGATAACATCGACTACGGTCCGGAAGGCCGTCCCACATACGATCCAGCGATCCTAGATGCGATCTATGAAAGTTCATTCCTTGACACCTATCTCGGTGAACGCACTACGGATATAAACGTGGCCGGCGGCGCTTTCATAGACACCTATTCCAGCCATGCACCAGAAGAATTGGTTCCCGGTGCCACGTTTGACACCTTGGACATGCGTGTGTATACACGCCCTGGTTCAGACTGGACCGGCGACGGGCACGGTTTCAATATCAAGACCGTGAATCTCGCATGGACACCCAGCAACGCATCCGTGAGCTTTGCTGATGCCATGGCGCATGCTGTGGCAGTGAGAGTGGTCAATATCACCAATAGAGTAAGTCTCATACCCCAAGAACAATATACCGTAAATTGGCCCAGCCAGGTAGTGACTGTGACGGCAGGCGCCGCTGCCGGAGATATTGTATCCATAGAAATCTATGGCATCGGAGGCGGAAGCCAACTCTACAAAGAAAGCTATCCAGGCAACCTAGTGGGCAACAGTTTGTTGTTGCCCGTGGCCTACAACGAAATTTACGAACTCAATATCGTGGTCAACGGTGCGATCATCACGAACTACAATTACGCTTCTAGTTCAGGCGGTCAAACCACCACAGTTACCTTTGCTGATACCTATGGCATCAATGATTGGGTAGTGGTCACTGTGATGGGCATCACCACTCCTCAGAAAACATGGAGTTTCCCTCTCACACAGTATTTCATATATGATGGCAGCACTGATACCTATATTTTGGACAACAGTCTCCAAGGCACCAACGATATCAACCTCATCGTAGAACGTGACGGTAACCGCTTGCGTCCCGCAGAGAGCGTGGAATACTTTGGCGATGGATCCAGCGCAGGACCATTTTATCTGCCCACTCGTGGACAAGTCAATCAAGGCTTGATCAGCGACAACGATGTCGAAGTCTATGTAGATCAAGAACGATTGTTCCTGGCAGTTGATTACACTGTGAGTCCATGGGATGGCAGCAGTGATCGTTATGTGCAGTTCAATACCGCGCCTGCTCCTGGAACTACAATAGTGATAGCACTTACCACAGATGCAGATTACATAGTCAACAACGATCAATTGATATTGCGAGTAGGTGCTTCTGTTGGTGCAGTGATTGGTATAACTACATGGAATGACACACAAGAACAAGGATTATTGACCCAGGTATTTGTAGGACCCACACAGACCGGAACCACAATTGGTGAGCCCTATGACAGCACCAATTTTGATGCAGGAGATGTCACAGGACTCCCGGGCAGTTACGATTATTCTGCGGGCGCTGTGATTGAAACCAACAATTTTGACACTGGTCGTCCAATCTTGGACACTGAACGCCTCTGGGTCACCCTCAATGGTTGGCGACTGCTGGCCGGTAATGGATTCACGGTCAGCGGTAGTGTAGTGACCATCAGTGGCAGTATCATTGGTCCAGGAGATGTGGTCGCTATAACTTCGTTCACACAGACTGTGGTTCCTGAGGCTATTGCTTTCCGTATCTTCCAGGACATGCTGGGGATACAGAAGATCTATCGGATATTGCCTGACACTTCTACTGTTCTCACGCAAGCATTGTCGGCCACAGACGACATCATCTATGTCAGAGATGCCAAGAATCTCGATGAACCCAATCTACCCAACAATATCTTTGGACAGATTACTGTCAACGGTGAACGCATTACCTATCGCGAACGAGACGACTGGGCCAATACAGTCAGCGGACTGCGACGCGGCACAGCAGGAACTGGTGCAGATTCTCATGCAATAGATGCACCTGTGCTCAGCATCGGTCGAGGCGAATTGCTACCAAATGTCTACCAACAAAACACATTGGAACAGACGTTCTTGGCCGACGGTAGCACTACCACATACAACGCAGAATTTGGCTATGTCAACGAAATTGATGTGTATCTTGGTGGATCTATCCAGTGCTACCTTGGACCTACCATTGGCACCCTGGTAGAGATACCTCAAGACGATTTCACTATCATCAGTGTGAATCCTATAACTGTGCAACTGAATTTTGTTCCTGATGCTGGATTACAGTTCCGCGTGACATATACGCCAATTTCTGGTCCTGTTTCTACACTGACCGTGCCCACCACAGGCTCAACCAGCCGTTGGGCCGCTGCCTTCTCTGCTACTGATTTAGTGTTACAGCCAGAAACGGTCTATGACGTCACTGATCTCAACCCAATCACTGTGCAATTTGACACAGTGATTCCAGCCGAGCGTGTGGTAGTGATCAATGATCTCAACAGCAACACATTCTTTATCACCCAAGCAGATGTGGCCACAGACACTTTTGTCACAGATATATCAGTGACCAGACCCATACAGGTCAGCGTGGGCGGAACTATAGTTGATGCTTCAGAATACAGCGTATCATCTGTGGATCCAATCACGATAACATTTGCCACAGCACCGCAGTCGGGTGTGGAAGTGGTCATATTCATCGTCCAAGCCAAGGTGTTATACGCCCAAGGCATAAACACAGCCAGCAACGGTATACCTTTACAGGAACAGAATACCGAAGCTGCTTGGTTCATTGAAGGAAGGGTCTGAAGCCATGCTAAATACTACCATGGATAATAAACAACAGTCTACACCAACTCCGCCGCAGTCTCAACCACAGCCACGTCGCAAACCCAATGAAGTGGGTGGTATAGCGGTTTCGGGTTTCGTGAAAATATTCGATCCAAATACCAAAGAAACCATCCTGGAGACCCGAGCATGATGCAAGTTCCAGTAAAAATCGAGGGTTTCGTCCGGATATTTGATCCCAACACTCAAGAAGTATTTGTGGATAAGAAAAATGCCATCCACTATGAAAACATATCTATCAGCATGGCCAATACCCTAGCCAACAAGACCGTTGGACAGATATATCTCATGGCTTTTGGCAACGGTGGATCATCCGTGGATCCCACTGGAGTGATCACATATTTGCCCCCTAACACCACAGGTCAGAATGCTGATCTTTACAATCCTACCTATGCCAAGGTAGTAGATAACAATTCAGCGGCCAATACAGATCCCAGCAGGAACAACATGACTATCCTGCATACCACGGGCACTGTTTACACTGATATCTTAGTAAGTTGCTTGTTGGACTACGGTGAACCCGCTGGCCAACAAGCCTTTGACAATTCAACCAATTTCAATGGTGAATATGTGTTTGACGAACTGGGTTTAAAAACCTGGAACGGTAGTCCTACAGATTTACGGTTGATCACTCATGTGATCTTCCACCCGGTGCAAAAGAGTTTGAACCGCCAGATACAGATAGATTATACAGTGCGGATACAAACCTTAACAAATTTGAGCTCTACATAAATATGAGTATATTAAACCGTGGTAAATATCCTAAAGCGGAGTAAAGAGAATGGCATATACGATTAACTTAACAGATGGCACCATATTCGCGGTAATCGCGGACGGAACCATCAACAGCGATTCCAGCATGACCCTAGTGGGCAAAAACTATGCTGGCTATGGCGAATTCCTAGATGAAAACTTCATCCACTTGTTGGAAAGTGGTAGCAATACCACTGCCCCAGGGGACCCTTTGGTAGGACAACTTTGGTGGGACAAGACCAATGGTGTGATGAAAGTCTACAACGGAACCACTTTCAAAGTGATTTCCAGCGCCACTGCCAGCGCATCTGCTCCGACATCGAATGTCACAGGTGACCTGTGGTTTGACACAGTGAACGCCCAGCTCAAGGTCTACAATGGATCCAGTTTCATCTTAGTAGGTCCGGCCTTTACATCGGGCACTGGAACTTCTGGCGCCATAGTCGACACCATTACCGATTCATCACCGGGTAGCGATCACGTTGTTGTCAAAATGTTTGTCAATAATGCTATCGTCGCTATATTCTCCAAAGACCCAACATTTACTCCAGCCGCGGCACTGACAGGTTTTGCAACCATTGGGCCTGGCTTGAACATGAGCACAGACTACCCTACAATGAAAGGCACGGCTACCAACGCTGACCTGTTGGATAATCTGAACTCGACTTCTTTCATGCGCACAGACGCAGCCACATCCACCACAGGCACATTGAGTATACTCAATGATACTGGTCTATATGTGGGCGGTGACTCAGATGCTCGTTTGTTTGTCTCAGGAACCGACGTATATCTCCGCAATCAAACACTGGATGGCGATATCATATTCCAGGTCAACGATGGAGGTTCTACCACCACTTGTATGACGCTCGATGGTGCTACATCTAACGTTAATATAAACACAAATCTAGTGGTCACAGGGCAGATTGCGTCAACAGGCGGAACAGTGAATTTTGGAACAGCCGCTGTGTCTTTGGGCAGTATCATTAACAACAATGCCAACGGCATAGGCAACATTGGAACATCTTCGGGATATTTCAACACAATATTCGCCAAAGCCACATCGGCTGAATACGCTGACTTGGCTGAAAGATTTGAAGCAGATACCACATATCCTCCCGGAACAGTGGTCATGCTTGGTGGTGCCAAAGAAATCACTGCTGCCATGGAAGATGCCACCGATGAAGTGTTTGGTGTGATATCAACACGTCCGGCCTACACCATGAACGGTGCCGCTGGTGACGACGCCACACATCCACCTATCGCTATGACAGGTCGTGTGCCTGTGCGTGTGATCGGCAAGGTGCGTAAAGGTGATCGCTTGGTTTCAGCAGGAAACGGACTAGCAAGATCAGCCTCTCGTAATGAATGGACAGCATATAATGTTATTGGTCGCGCGATCCGTGATAAACTGACCGAAGACGAAGGCACAGTAGAAGCGATCGTCACGATTAATTAAGGATAACAAGAATGGCCTACTCGACCGGATCAGTAATATTAGACGACGATTACAACATCTTTGCCACAGGTAATGCTGCCGGCACAGGTGACAACAACGTCGCAAACGTCAACACTGTATGGGGTGTGGGCACAGGTGACAAAGGATATGGTCAGACCACTTTACCAGTTTTGAGCGCAGTGTCAGCAGGACAAACAGTGACAGCTACGCAATGGTCGACCATGCTGGCACGTATATCCAGTGCAGCCAGCCAACAAGGATCATCGATCACTGCGATCTCTAGCCCGGTGGCAGGGGACACGATCAGTGCCTATGCAGCTCTGTCGACCAACATCACCACGATTTTTAACAACAGATTGAACTGCGCCGCTGTGGGCACATCGATCACTGCCGGTGGTGCTGTAAGTCGTGCTACCTCCTGGACCTCGTCGGTGATATTTACACAAACAGTGACCTTTGCATCTGGAGATGCCGCACGTTATTTCTTTAACGCCGGTGGACGTATCACCCAGACCTGGAGCCGCACCGGCGGTTCAGTCAGCGATCAAAACACTGCTATCACCAACCTTTGCACTGCATGCGGAACACTTAACTACACAGCAGGAACAGGAACACAGACCATCGCAGGCGGTAGTTATACCGGAACTGTGAAAACTGGTGGATCTGGATCTCCGACTATCTCCGCTAACACTGGATACTACGATCTCACCACTGCCAATGTGCAGGTATTCACACAATCGGCCAGTTCTTACTATGGCTATGAAGGTAACTCAATCACTGTAAACATCAAGAGCAACGGTACACAAGGTTCCAACGCTGATGCTGGTTCAGTAATAACCATTGCCTCCACCATCGCCAAACCCGGCGGTTTGACCACAGTAGATGGTACACTTACATCTACCCTCACACTGATCCCCAGTGCTACCACATATCTTACCACGACCAGTTGGGGAACACCCACACTGGCTGGATCACAAACTGGATCATAAAACATCGTCAATCGGTAAAAAAAGGGCCTCCGGGCCCTTTTGTTTTGCTACATACTCTGTTATAATGGAGTATGAACTTGGATCCAGAACAACTAGTCAAACAAATCCGTAGCCGTTTTGATCATGCCACGCAGAAACGCCTGCTGAAAGAAAAATACCATTCCAAAATGACCTTTGCCTTTGCCGGCGGTATGTGGCGGGCAGGTCCTGAACTCTTGGCCCTGTTACAGAGTTGTCCCACTGAAGACGCAGTCATAGAGGATCTTTATGGCACTCCTGTGCAGATCAATGTGTTGGAATTACAGCACCTGGCGCATGATCGTTGGCAGGAGCAGATGACGGCTTGGTTGATCGAGCATCAACAATTATCTCAACAACGATGACTCAAGGCGTTCTATTATTCGCGTTCAACAATGATCGTGTGGATTATGTGCAACAAGCACAATGGTCCGCACCCAGGATCAACAGACATCTTGGATTACCAGTCACATTGATCACTGATTCAGCGCCCAACGATGTCACGATGTTTGATCAAGTGATCACGGCCGAAAGTCGCAGTGGAGGCACACGCAAATACGATCATATGAATGCGGATTCATCAGCCACATGGTTCAATCGAGGTAGATGCAGGGCCTATGATTTGAGTCCTTATGATCAGACCTTGGTGCTTGATACAGATTATATCGTTGCTTCAGATAGACTGAAAATCCTGTTTGAAACCGATCAAGATATTTTATGCCATCGTTATGTGTTAGATGTCACAGAACGCAGGAACTTTGCTGCCGATACTAGATTTGGATCGGTAGAAATGCCCATGTGGTGGGCCACGGTACTGTATTTCCGGAAGAGTGCGTTGGCACAATCTGTGTTTGAGATGATGCACATGATCGAAGATAACTGGTATCATTACAGTCGCATCTATAAATTCAGCCAAGATCTCTATCGCAATGACTACGCTATCAGCATCGCTCTCAACACTGTTTATGGGCACGTCGAGGATTCTATACCCAGCATTCCGTGGCCTTTGTTTACCAGTTTTTATGATGTGTATTTGAATCAATTGGAGCCCGATAGATTCCAACTGAACTATGTGAGGATGGTTGATAATCAAGAGCGTCACCAACGCATGTTATTGGAGGATTGTGATCTCCATGTCATGAACAAACCTGATCTGGGGAAAATCTGTGCCAGTGCTATTTGAACGTGGATATCTAATCATAGCCAGCAACAACGGTCGCGATGACTACGTAGCCTGTGCTCGAGCACTGGCCAAGAGCCTACGTTGGTGGATGCCAGATTGTAGGATATGTTTGGTCACAGACGCCGAAGAATCAGATCCGGTGTTTGATATCATCAAACCTTTCCCTCATGGAGATCAAGCTGCCAACGACACATGGAAGTTGGCCAACGACTGGCAAGCATTCCATGCTTCTCCATTCCGCGAAACGATCAAACTCGAATCTGATATGATAGTCAACGGATCCATCGACCATTGGTGGTCTTGGTTCGAACATCGAGATGTCGTAGTCAGTCGTGGTATGCGTAACTATCTCAACAACGTCAGTGATTGCCGCGCTTATCGTAGACACTGGGACGACAATGATCTTCCAGATCTCTACAATGCCATCACATATTGGAGATTGAGTCGCACGGCATCGGAATTTTTTGAACTGGTGCGTGTGCTGTTTGAAAAGTGGCCCGAGGCTCGTAAAACATTGAAATATTGTGATAGCATTCCTGCCAACACTGATATGATCTATGCCATGGCGGCCAAGTATATGGGCGAGGATCTTGTGACTTTGCCCGACGCATGGCCCAGCATGATACACATGAAGCCCGCAGTCAACTATCTCAAGACAGACGCACGCCCATGGACCGACGAATTTGTCTACGAATTGGTAGATGGAAGACTGCGCATCAACACCATAGAACAGCATGGGGTTGTGCATTATCATCACAAACCCCTGGCACTAGAATTGGAGGAGCATTATGGATGCCTTTTGGCAAGCCGCCACACAGCATGATTGGACCGTGCCCGAAAATCGAGCCGAATTCCGCATCTACTATGACGATTCCGGAACCATCACTTGCTATTCCATGGAAGATCTTCCTGGCACATACATTGTAGTGGATCGTCATACCTTTGAACAAGTGCGCATGGATCTCAAAGTGCGCGATGGAAAATTGATTAAAATAACACAACAGAGCAGTTGGCGATTGGCACCAGCAGATCATGGCGAATATGCTTGCCATGCCGACGATGTTTGTATCGTTGTGCCAACCACCTATACTCAAAAGAAATTTTGGAAAGTAACCGTGACCAATGAAGAAAGTTGATATAGCAGATCTTGACGTCGTCTACCTGTCCTATGACGAGCCTCTCAAAGAAGAATTTTGGGTCAAAATACGCAACATGGTCCCCTGGGCCAAACGTGTGGACAGCGTCAAAGGATCAGATGCCGCACACAAGGCCGCAGCCGACGCATCAGAAACCGAGCGTTTCATCTTGATAGATGGAGACAATCTTCCCCAAGAAAACTTTTTCAATCTCACACTGGAATTTCCAGATGAATCATGGGAGCGTGCTGTGTTGCGGTGGCGTGCTCGCAATCATGTCAATGGTCTGATGTATGGCAACGGTGGGTTGAGTTCGTGGACCCGAGATTTCGTTCTCAACATGAAAACCCATGAATCCACAGATGGGCGAGACGAAACAGTGGTAGAATTCTGCTTTGATCCACTGTATTGGCCCATGCATGATTGCTATTCAACAACCTATCCCAATGGATCACCATTCCATGCCTGGCGTGCAGGGTTCCGAGAAGGCGTCAAGATGTGCCTGGATCGTGGGCGCCGTCCCACAGTGAGTGAATTCAAGGATCGTGTGCATAAACGCAATTTCGATCATCTCACGATATGGCACAACATAGGCTGCGATGTTGAAAATGGATTTTGGGCCATAGCCGGTGCCCGTCAAGGCACATACATGACCATGCTTTCTGACTGGGACTATCGAGAAGTGCAGTGGTTTGATACTCTAAAAACGATATGGGAATCCACAGTGGCTGAACAAGACCCAGCAGGGGTGATTGATTTTTATACCGATCCATTGAGCACACAATTGGGATTACCCATGGCGTTCATGCCCCCGTTCCAGAGCGCATTTTTCAAGGATCATTACAGATCTAACTGGCAGAATCTCGGCGTAATGACACGTGAGATTGATGTGATCCGACGACAAGAGGGGTGGTAATGACAGTATCTTTCCAGATCCTTGCAACCAGTGATAAGTTTTGGAACAAAGATGAATTTGTTAGATTTTTGTTTGCTAATCAAGGTCTTCCGATTGAGATTACTGTGGCCCCCGAAGCTGTGAGCATGAAAACTTTGGGAGTTTATCGATTATTAGAATCCATGGAACATAAAAATGTTACTGTTATCACGGCCAATCCATTGGAATCACATCCTTATTATCATATAAAATTTTTAGAAAATCACTGGCCAAAAAAAATTGAATCCATAGATAACAGCATGCATTCTTGGGATCAAACGCATGTCTTCTATGCATTGTTTGGGAGACCCACAGCGGCTCGACTGGCTATTGCAGGACATTTAAGACGCTATCACGGCCGTAAAAGCCTGATACATTTCTCGGCTAATACCGGTGTGGATGATTTGGTGCATTTTGAATTTGACAAACTATTATCTTATCGCATTGAAAGTGTCAAAGACGCCAGTGTGTTGATTGATGATCTTCCTTTGTTGTTGTCTAGTCCAGATAGATACACTGACAGTGAAGGTTATGATTTTTCAGATCCGCTGACAAATTACTATAAAAATATTCTAGTTGATGTGGTAGTTGAATCACATGTGTCAGGGGAAACTTTTTATGCTACCGAAAAGACTTTTAGACCGATGTGGATGAAAAAACCATTTATTGTTTTTGCCAGCCGGAATTATCTAGAGTATCTACGGCAGATGGGGTTTAAGACATTTTGGAATTTTTGGAACGAAGACTATGATGGGTTTGATACCAAAGATAGATTGCAATCAACACTAAAACTCATTGATGACTTGGTCAAAAAATCTAAGTCAGAATTGTATCACATGTATCAGGATATGCAATCTATTCTAGATCATAACTACAATCTTCTGCTAGATCAAAAGTATTCAACGGAGATTGTCAATATTGTCTGAACAAAACAAAGGCGATGAAGTATTACAAGACTTCAAGTCAAAATTCTTAAGTGATGCAGAAATAATCAAACAAAAACTCGATACTGTAAGTTCTAGTCTTTGTTTGGCCAAGTGGAAACAAGTCAGTTTACATCTCACCACTGGCCATACCAATTCCTGCTATCATCCTCCGTTGCACAAAATACGCATCGAGGACATACAACGCAGTCCATCGGGTATCCACAATACTGAACACAAAAAACAGCAACGCCGATTGATGTTAGAAGGCACACGCCCGGGCGAATGTCAGTATTGTTGGAACATGGAAGATCTCGGAGAAATGTCGGATCGTCATTACAGATCCGGAGAACCCTGGGCGGCTCGTGATTTTGAAAAGATAGTGACCGCGCCATGGGACCAAGATGTCACTCCTAGTTATGTGGAAGTCAATTTCAATTCTGTTTGCAATCTCAAATGTAGTTATTGCAGTCCACAATTTTCTACGTCCTGGATGGAAGAAGCAGAACGTCACGGCGCCTGGCCCACTGCTACACCTCATAACGATCCTGCTTACTTCCAAGGAGATCGCAAACCCATACCTTTTCGTGAACACAATCCCTATCTTGAAGCATTTTGGCAGTGGTGGCCTGCGCTGTATCCGGAACTAGAACATTTCCGTATGACCGGCGGCGAGCCTATGATGGACAAGAACACTTATAAAGTGTTTGACTATGTGATGGCTCATCACAATCCGCGACTGCATCTTAATGTAACATCAAACTTCTGTGCCGACGAACGTCTTTGGCAACGCTACAAAGGTTATGTGAAAATGATCTGCGACAACGAGCGTGTGGAGCATTTCATGCAGTATGTGAGCCTTGATGCTTGGATGGACCGTGCCGAGTATATACGGCATGGTATGGATTTTGCCCTGTTATGGGATCGTGTGAATCAATTCCTCACTGAAATACCACATCGCAGTTCCATCACATTTATCATAACCATGAACAACTTGTCAGTGACTAGTTTCCAGGAACTCATGGTAGGGATGTTGGGATTAAGACAGATCTATTCTAACACTTATCAGCGTGTTTGGTTCGATACTCCTGTGTTGAGAAATCCAGCCTGGCAGAGCCTGCAGATCTTGCCCGAAAGTTACGCAGACAAACTGGAAGAAGTTTGGGTTTTCATGATGAAAAATCTCGAAACCGAAGAACGACGATTCAAAGGCTTTAAAGATTACGAACTACAGAGATTGGATAGAGACATCGCGTGGATGCGAGAAGGAAAGAAACTAGATCCTGATTATGTGCGCCGTCAGCGTGCGGATTGGTTCCGATTTTTCGATGAACATGACCGACGCCGCGGCACGAGATTTCTCAAAGTATTCCCAGAAATGGTCGAATGGTGGGCCGATTGTGGATATCTAGCCAAGCAATTAATCAAACAATAAATTATATATTAACCAAGCAAAATGACTACTGCACTTATCACCGGAATCACAGGCATGGTCGGAAGCCATCTAGCCGATCTGATCCTTAAAGAAACTGACTGGAATATTGTTGGTGTAATAAGATGGCGGAGTCCTCTTGACAACATCAATCATTTGATCCCCGATATAAATCAAAAAAAACGCATCATGCTCGAGTATGGTGATTTAAATGATGATCCGTCATTGCAAAAAATCATAAAAAATTCAAAGCCCGATTATGTTTTCCACCTTGCGGCACAAAGTTTTCCAAAGACTAGTTTTGATAGTCCTGTAGAAACTCTTAACACTAACATCCAAGGCACAGCAAGATTGTTAGAAGCATGTAAAATTCACTGTCCTGACGCAATAATACATGTTTGTGCTAGTTCAGAAGTATTTGGTCGAGTTCCTAAAGAAAAACTTCCTATAGATGAAAATTGCACTTTTCATCCAGCCTCGCCATATGCTATTAGCAAGGTTGGTACAGACTTGTTGGGAAGATTTTATGCCGAAGCATACGGATTAAAAGTCATGACCACTAGAATGTTCACACATACCGGTCCGCGTCGCGGAGATGTGTTTGCTGAATCATCTTTTGCCAAACAGATCGCTATGATTGAAAAAGGTAAAATAGAACCTGTTGTCAAGGTGGGCAATCTTGATAGTTTACGGACTGTTGCTGATGTCAGAGATGCTGTGCGAGCTTATCTTATGCTTGTTACCGTAAATCCTGTCCCTGGAGAATATTACAACATAGGAGGCACGCATGTATGCCGAGTGCAGGATATCCTTGATAAGTTAATATCATTAAGTGCCTGTCAGGACAGCATACGGGTAGAAGTCGACCTTGACCGATTGCGTCCAATAGATGCAGATCTCCAGATACCAAACACAGAAAAATTTCGTAAGCATACTGGATGGAAACCGGAAATTACCTTTGATCGGACCATGCAAGATCTACTAGACCATTGGCGAGAGAAGGTTAACGAGATCAATAAAAATTATTTGATAAGATGATCATAGTTAGAACTCCTTATAGAGTAAGTTTTTTCGGAGGCATGACCGACTATCCAGATTGGTATGAGTATCATCCGGGATCAGTAATCAGCACCACTATTAACAAATATAGTTTTATTGTTATTAGGAAATTGCCTCAAGTGTTTGATTACAAATATCGCATAAGATATTATGAGGTACAAGAAACCAATTCCATAGATGAAATATCTATTCCTGTGATCAGAGAATGTTTGAAGTTTTGTAATATTGATTTTGGTATCGATATTACACATCACGGAGATTTGCCTAATCGCACAGGCATAGGTTCTAGCAGTAGTTTCACAGTAGGTCTTCTACACGGTCTCTATACCTTGACTAATCAACTCAAGACTAAACGTCAGTTAGCATTAGATGCCTTGTATATCGAGCAGAAAGTTTTGAAACAAGATGTGGGTAGCCAAGATCAGGTGGCCGCCGCATTTGGTGGTTTCAATAAAATCAATTTTGGTGGACATCAAGATTTTACGGTCAATCCCTTGATACTTGATTCTGGCATACACCGAGAATTGGAATCATCAATGCAGATGTTTCATACACAAGATTGCAGAGAGAGCGGTCAGTTAGCGAAAAAAACTATTGCTTTACTTGGGCAACAAGAAAAAAAATTGCAGGATATGAATGCTTTAACTGATCGAGCGCAGAGTATATTGTTTGATGCAAATCAAAACAGACTGACAGACTTTGCCGAGGCTCTAAACGAACAATGGATTCTAAAAAAGGCAATACAGCCCGAATCGACCAATCAGAAAATTGATGAAATATATGATCGTGCTCTAACAGCAGGAGCTCTGGGAGGTAAGTTGTTGGGGGCAGGCGGTGGTGGATTTATGCTTTTTGTCACACCGCTGGATGCCAAACAAAAAGTTGAAGAGGCACTAGGATTGACCAGTGTGCCAATTTTATTTGAATATCTAGGTAGTCAGATAATTTATTACGACAATCAGGACAGATGAACATGGAAAAACAGTCTAAAATATTTGTAGCAGGTGGATTTCGTGGACACCTTGGATCGGCTATAGTGAGACAATTACGATCACAAGGATATACTAACATACTATATCCTAGTCCCGAAGAATTAGATCTGAGAAATAAAACACAGGTCGATGCTTGGTTCAATCGGCATAGGCCAGAGTATGTATTTTTAGTAGCGGCTAAGTTGATAGGACTTTTGAGTCAGGATTGGGGAGAAACAATGCTGTATAACTTAGAAATACAAAACAATGTTTTTGATGTGTCTCGCAAATATCAGTGTAAAAAACTTTTGTTTACTGGTAGTAGTTCTGCCTATCCCAAAGACTGTCAAATACCTATCACTGAAGATCAACTTTTATCTGGATATTTAGAACCAATTAGCGAAGCCTACGCCGTGGCAAAAATTGCTGGGATCAAAATGGCTCAGTATTTTAGAAAACAATGGGGATGTGATTTTATCACAGTGATGCCCGGTAACCTTTACGGGCCTAACGATACTTTTGATAATGTCAAATCTCATGTCATGAGTGATTTTATAAGCAAATTTGTCAATGCTGTCAAACGTCAAGACGCCGCAGTATCTCTTTGGGGAGATGGAAGTCAGGTAAGAGATTTTATGTTTGTGGACGACGCTGCCGACGCTTGTATTTTTTGTATGCAAAATTATTCTGCCAGTGAGCCAATAAATCTTTCTGCCGGTAATCCAGTTAACCTTAAGACTGCCGCCGATCTAGTAAAGCACTTATCTGGTTTTGCAGGGGATATACAATGGGATATCACAAAACCAACAGCTACTATTGTTAGAACTTTAGACAACAGTAAAATAAAATCCATGGGGTGGCAACCAAAATATAATTTATCACAGGGTATAGATATCACAATCCAATGGTATAAACAAAATTGTCTATCATGATAACTGTTATTGGAACCACGTTCCCACTTGCTTATCACTATGGGCCTTTGGAACGAGAAGTATTGCAAAAGACTGCAGAACAAATTGAGTCTAAGTTCAAAGATGAAAAGAATTTATTATTGAATATGACTTGGTTTGGTCCTCAGTTTGATAACGGACAATGGCAAAAGTTAGAAAAATTGATCTACAAAGATTGCGCTAAATTTGACAATTTGTTTTTGTTATCTACAATCGATCCTGTGTATCTGCGCGAAGATCTAATAGATAGTATTATCAATCAAATCAAGTGCGAGAAAGTAATACGCATCGGCACATGGGAAAATCAAAAGTATCAATGGAATTGGCACGCGGCAGCCGCCTATAAGTTAATGACCATACCCACTTTGGATCAAATCAGCCTTCAATCAGTTAAACACGTATTCGTTTGTCTACAACGCAAACCAAGACTACACCGTGTGGAGCTCACTAATCTTATATTGGCATCTCGTCTTGATCGTAGGGGAATCATTACTTTAGGTGGCGGATCAAAAGAACATGCAGATATCTATGCTGATGGTATGATGGGCCCTAACATAACATTGGGTGAGAACTTAGATGATTTTATTACAGAGGATGACTGTGGTGGAATTCCTTGCGATTTGTTTGGACTAGGTCCTCTAACTGTGTGGAAAAATCATTTTTTACATGTGGTCAGCGAAACAGAGTTTAACAATTGGCATCCCTTGTTTGTAACTGAGAAAACATGGAAACCAATGATTGGATTAAGACCTTTTGTCATACATGGGCAGACTAGGATATATCCATGGTTGCGTAATCGAGGATTTAAAACATTTAACCATTATTGGCCACATGTTGATATAGAAACCTCAGAGGACCAGCATGGTAGTGTGATGAGTGTATTACATTGGTTATGCGATATGACTCTGTCAGAGATCGAAGACATCTATCAAGATATGTTGCCCGATCTTCGCTATAACCGTGAAAGGTTCATTGAGTTTAGTCGTGAACAATATCACAAAATGCATCATGTATTTGAATCATGACCAGATTGACAGGACTGGTTCCTAAAAAATGGGGATCTGAATTTATTTGGGCAACTAATAACCAATATTGTGCAAAGTTTTTAAATTTTGAGACCGGTGCCCGCTTCAGTATGCATTTCCATCGAGACAAAGATGAAACTTGGTATGTCCAAAATGGCAAATTTCTAATTCGTTGGATAGATACTGATACCGCTGAATCTCATGAAAAAGAATTAAATGAAGGGGCAACTTGGCACAATCCACCTTGCCAGCCTCATCAGTTGATCTGTATTGAAGCAGGAACAATCATAGAAGTCAGCACACCAGATTCTGTGGAAGACAATTATAGAATCGTTCCAGGCGATAATCAGGCATGAATGGTAATATTATTGTTGAGCCTGGACTGCCACTTGGGTATCTCGATACAGCAGATGACATCGTTGTTGACTATCTAAGTGATCGACAAGGGTGTTATGCTATATCCTTGAAGACTCTGGTTATGCGACCAGAGTTGGTGATCAAGAGTTTGGAAAATGGCAGCACTATCGCTGTAGAAAAAACAGATGAATCAGTGGCCACTCAGTGGCACATAGTCAAACATCATCTCTACTATACATGGTTCCAAAGAGGATCTCTTAGATGGATAACAGGCGGTGATTCTGATCCGGATATACAAAATCTCAACAACGAGCATTTTTTACGGGCCACTATCGGCAGCCAAGAAACCAACCTGGTATTAAGCCAACAGGTTACTCGACCTTATAAATTTCTTTTTACCAATCGAAAACTGCGTCCGCATAGGAAATACTTGATCGCCAAATTGAAATTTTTTGGATTGTTGGATCGAGCATTGTGGTCTTGTCTAGAGAACTATGATACATGGGGGCATAGAGATTTCAACAGAGTCTATGTTGAGCATATGGATTTATCCGAAAAATCTTTGCCATCACGGTATGAAATTCAACCAGAACCATCATGGTTAGATGGCGTGATCTATGCACCACAGTTCAATGACACTTACTTCAGCGTAGTCAGTGAAACTGTGTTTGAATATCCGCACAGTTTCCGCACAGAGAAAACCTACAAGCCAATATTAGCGGCACATCCTTTTGTTATTTGTGCCAACATGGGATTCTATCGAGACCTACATCGCATGGGATTTAGAACATTCGGATCGTTGATCGATGAATCGTTTGATACTATAATAGATGGTAAGGGGAGACTGGACAGATTGATACAAGAAGTCCAGTGGTTATGCGATCAAGATCTAGACCAATTTTGGATCGAAACACGAGACATCTGTTTATATAACCAACAGCACGCCCAAGAACTACATACTAACCAACAGAAAACATTTACTGTAAAATTCCAAAAGTTCATGCATGCCACGTAAAGACAACGAAACAGATATTGAATACAAACGTCGGGTGATCGATATCAAATCCGATAGTTTTTGTGGAGCCAAATGGTATAACGCTACTATTTGGCTAGGCTCCGGCATGACTACCAGTTGCCATCACCCGCTGCCTCACAAAGTCAGCGTAGAAGATGCAGAAGCCAATCCCAAAGCCTTGCACAATACTGCCAAAAAAAAATCCGAACGAGGCATGATGCAACGCGGCGAGCGCCCACAAGGGTGCGAATACTGCTGGAAGATTGAAGACATAGGTCGAGACAACGTCAGCGACCGTGTGTATAAGACAGTGATATATTCAGACGAGGACCTTGATGATGCATACCATACTCCAGCGGACCAAGACGTGGATTTACAAACCTTGGAAATCGCCTTTGATAGGACTTGCCAGTTCGCTTGTTCTTATTGCAATCCTGCTTTTAGTTCTACATGGGTTCGGGATATTAAACAACACGGTGCTTACACCGGCCTGGTATCAGATGGTCGTAATCATTTCACTCACGCTCATGACAGCAGTCAGTTGTATACATTCAATGATCGGAATCCTTATGTGGACGCATTTTTCCAGTGGTGGGAATCAGACCTACATAGAACACTGAAAGAACTGCGCATCACCGGTGGTGAACCACTGATGAGCGGATATACCTGGAAGTTGTTGGATTGGTTCCAACAAAATCGCGGACGTTCGCAAACACGCCTGGCCATCAACTCAAATCTTGGCATGGAATATGATGTGATAGAACGTGCTATCAATGCCTGCGAAGATGTAGAACTGGATCTGTATACTTCCAATGAGAGCATCGGTCCTCATGCTGAATATATCCGCGATGGTTTGAACTATGGACAGTGGACCGACAACATGGAACGCATCATGCAGAGTAAAAAACTGCGAGGCTTGCATGTGATGTGTACCATTAATGCCTTGTGCCTGGAAAGCCTGCCAGAGTTCCTGACCTATCTCATGTTATGGAAACAGGACCATGGTTCGGACTTTCCTAACTTCACGCTGAACATCCTGAGATTTCCCAGTTTCCAATCACCACTGGTTTTGCCTGATCACATCCGTATGCGTCATAGAGATCGATTGCAGGCCTGGTTAGATCGCTGGACTGACAATGTCATGATGCATGAACACGAACGCAATCACATGCAACGATTGATAGATTATCTTGACGTGGTCAAGACTCCGCATTCAGATGCATTTGATATGCCGCGATTGCACAACGATTTTAAACAATTTTACGAGCAATATGATCGGCGCCGTGGCAAAAATTTCCGCAGGACTTTTCCTGCATTGAGTGAGTGGTATGACACAATATCAATATAATTCCGCAGATTTAGTCCGACCAACGGATCTCAACGATCGCGAACAATTTCTGCTGAAAGACAGCAAAACATTCTGTATCTATCCTTGGATACACCTGCATGCTTATCCCACAGGTGAAGCCTATCCTTGCTGTCATGCAGAGATGCGATACCCAGTGGGCGATTGCAGAAAGAATACCTTGGCCGAAATTTGGCAAGGTCCGTCCATGACACAGTTGCGAGAAGACATGTTAGCCGAACGGCCCAACCCGGCCTGTGGTCGATGCTATGAACAAGAGGAATCGGGATTTTTTTCAGGTCGGAGATCAGCCAACAAACATCACGGTCATCACATCAAGAAATTAGAAAGCAATCCGTTTGAGATGACTTATTGGGATATACGTTTCAGTAATCTTTGCAATCTCAGTTGTCGCAGTTGTGGGCATATCTTTTCCAGTTCATGGTATCAAGATCAGATCAAGTTAGCCGGTCCTGAATGGGCCAAACACAATAGACCTTTGAACATTGCAGGTCGCGATCCCGAAGATATGTGGAACCAATTGTTACCGCATATTGATTATGTAGAGCAGATATATTTTGCAGGTGGCGAGCCTCTGATGATGGATGAGCACTATCGCATCCTGGAAGAATTAGAACGCAGAGAACGATTTGATGTGCGCCTGATCTACAATACAAACTTCACGCAAGTCAAACTCAAAGATCGATATGTGTTTGACTATTGGAAAAAGTTTAAGAGTGTAGCAGTAGGAGCCAGCCTGGATGCCATGGACTTGCGTGCTGAATACATACGCAATGGTACCAATTGGAACACAGTAGAAGATAATCGTCGTAGGATGATAGATATCTGCCCCAACGTAGATTTCTATATTTCTCCTACGCTGAGTATCATGAACGCATGGCATCTACCTGATTTTCATAAATCTTGGGTAGAGCAAGGACTGATACGTGCGCAGGATCTCAATGTCAATATCTTGCAAGATCCAGCACACTATAGAATAGACATAGCACCTATGAAATACAAACAACGTCTAAGGATACGCTTTGAAGAGCACCTTGATTGGTTGAGAACACAAGATCCTTTGCAACGTGCCACGGTGGGTTTTGAATCGGCTATCAATTTTATGATGGGGTCAGATAACACTCAATTACTGGAGGTATTCTGGCGCAAGACTCACGAACTAGACGCCATCCGCGGACAGAATCTGCTGTCTGTGATACCCGAACTGGAGGCCTTGCAATGAAAATACCACACGAGAAATTCTGTGTGTTACCGTGGGTTAGCTTAGAAACCAGTCCCATAGGCACAGTGAGACCTTGCTGTTTGGCCATGGACGAGATAGTAGATGATCAAGGGAAAAAATTCCAACTTACAAACTCTACCTTTGACCAGATACAGAACAGCCAACATCTAAAAAATCTGCGTCAGCAGTTTTTAGATGGCCAGCAACCACAGACCTGTCGTAGATGTTGGCAAGAAGAACGTGCCGGTCGTACCAGTAAAAGGATGCATACTCTAGATAGGCTCAAACATATGGGCATTTCTGACAATTGGACAGCAGATGCTAAACCTTTGATGTTTTTGGATCTCAAATTAGGTAATATCTGTAATCTCAAATGCCGCATCTGTGGTTCATGGTCTTCGTCGACTTTTGCTTCAGAAGAGTTGAACTTTATTGTTGATAGAGAAGATAAAAAGAAAAGTTTCCATTATCAAATGTTACGTGATGGAGCATGGCCGCGCAACAGCGAGCAGTTTTGGCACGAACTGGATTCGGCCATGGCCCAAGTCCGATACATTGAGTTCACTGGTGGCGAACCTTTCATGATCCGAGAGCATTTTGATCTACTGCGCCGCCTGGTAGACCGTGGATATGCTCATCAAATTGAAATACACTACAACACCAACGGCACACAATATCCCGAAGAAGCCGAAGACATCTGGTGCCATTTCCGGCATGTTGAAATCGCTTTTTCTGTGGATGACGTAGGTGAGAGATTTGAATATCAACGTAGCAATGCTGGCTGGTCGGAAATCAATCACAATATCGAACTGTTCCGACAGATGAGATCTAGGATTTCAAACATCACTCTACAGGTGTGTTGCACCATCAATGCGTTCAACGTGATGTATCTGTCAGACGTGGCACAATGGATCGATCGTCAAAAGTTTGATTTTGTCTACTGGAACATGTTGCATGATCCCTATTATTTCAGTATTGCTAACCTGCCCGAACGTGCTAAACAGGCAGTTCGACAGAGATTGTCAAGTGAATGGGTGCCCGAGTCATTCCGATCTGAGTTTGATCGCGTGGTAGATTTCATGATCAATGGTGCCAGCACTGATGGAAATCTTTTGAAGATAAAGATAAAAGATCTAGATCTAAGGCGTCGTCAGAACCTTTCACAGATAGCGCCGGAGTTAGCACGAGTGATAGATTATGAAGTCTGAAACACTGTGCATGGCTCCGTGGACACACACATATCTCTCGCCACAGACCGAGAGGAGGATGTGTTGTGCCAGTCGTGAGCCTGCACAGAACTTTGAACAGTATATAGACACAGCCGCCGGCAGCGGACGTTATATTCCCATCACACTGGATGAACATTGGAACAGTGAACACATGAAATCTGTGAGACGGCGCATGATGGCCGGAGAGACCTTGCCAGAGTGTGCGGTGTGCAATGAGAAGTTATTGAATACAGATGTCTATCGCAGTTACTTTTGGGGACTGTTTGGTCACAAGTATGAGGAAGCCATGGCAGCCACCACACCCGACGGTGTAACCACACTGAAACCAGTGAGCTGGGACTACAGATTTAGTAATCTTTGCAACTTTAAATGTCGCATGTGCGGAGACATGCTTTCCAGCTCTTGGGAAACTGAAGAGAAAAAACACGACATGGTAGACTGGTCAAATCCCAAAAACAACTGGATGCGGCCTGATGTCAAACGTGAAATCATACAGTTCCAGGACACACAGGTAGAAGCAGAGTTTGCTCAAGCAGTAGAAGAACATCGTGTAGAAGAAATCTATTGGGTGGGCGGAGAGCCGCTGATGTATGAACAGCATTGGCGCTATATGAAAAGAATCATTGAACTGGGTGATGGCCCAAGACTTTATGCAAGATACAATACCAACCTTAGCCGCGTGGATTATAATGGGATTAGTCTTTATCGTGATTTGCTGGCAAATATACGAGACTTCCAAATCTGTGCAAGCATCGATGGAACAGGACCCATCGGAGAATACATCAGAACCGGTTTGGCCTGGCCCGTATTTTTAGAAAACTTTAAACGTGGCCTAGAAATCGCACGACATCGCAGACAGATGCGATTGGACTTTACTTTGACTCTGCCAGGTTTGTTTGAAGTTGAGTCGATGCAACGCACAGCCGATGAACTAGGTGTTGACATCTTGGCCAAAGTTGTGTTTAGTTTTACTCCGGACATTTTAATGAGTCCGCTGGCATTGCCTAGAGAAATATTACATCGCAAAGTGGATGAGATAGTGCCTGCCACACGTGGCGCACTACGAGATGTTTTACTACAACTCAAGCAAAGACCCACGTTTGCGGAACAATGGCCTGATCAATATCAAGCAGGATTGATCAAAGGCAAGCGCAGGATTTTAGAACTAGAAAAGATACGTGGTGATCAATATACCATGGCACATATATTACAACAAAATCAGGACATGTATGATTGGTGGCAAGATATTAGATAGATTGCAGATTGATCTACAAAATCGTCATACTGGCGATCTACTGCCAGTATATGTGGACATCTATGATAACTCTCTCAGTCATAAATGGCTGTCAGCACTCAATGATCTATTGCGGAAAGATTATCATCTAGAAAAAAACTATTGTTTCTTTGGGTTTGTCGATCATGCTCGCAACGGTTCCTATATACTAGAGCAGGTCAATCTCAGTATAGCGGCAATCAATCAAGCCAATCTTGGTTATCACATCGACGACTATTTTGATATGGCGAATTGTATCACAGATACACCTATAGATGGTCGCGCAGCCGGTCGCAATATCATACATGACAAGTTCAACTGGTTGCATAGATATTTTGAAGATTTACAAGGTGTCAGCGGCTCTCCCAAAGAATACTATCTAAAAGCTAATGCTGCCACACGCTGGCATATCCGGCAATTGAATTTATTGTGTCACGAATTTGAATCTTGGGCTCTCAGTTATCGAAAACAGATTGAAGCGCCCGCTTGGCAAAGGCCCAGTCAACTGATGTGTTGGCTTAATGCACCAAGATTTGTGTTAGACGAAAAAGACTACGAGCTGTTTGGTATAGAAACTATCAATCGACCCATAGGCGGAGTATTTGTAGGTGTGAACAAAGCAGTGGGCAAACATCATTGGGAAGTGTTCCAGGATGAAGGACGTGACAGTCGTGTGGGTGAGTTAATTTCAACTACCATGCGTAGCCAGACTGAGGCAGCAGGAGACTTTGATATAGAGTGGGCTAACAATCCTGGCAACTACGAATGGCAAAAGATAAGATTACAAGAGTTCCGTGAATGGCTAACAGTGAATGGATTTGATCCCAATGACAAAAGTTTAACTATTGGGCATCCGCAAATCGGTCAAGTGGATCTCATTGATACCTTTTGGACAAATGATTATCAATCCATATGGAGCCGTTTAAATACTCATCTAGATGTCTACAGAGTTAAAACCAGTGATGCCGAATGTGTCTATGACTATTGCTGGAGTGATCCTGATTATCAAACTCGACAGATACAAATCATAGGAGGAAAAAATGAAATGGTTAACAAACTTGATCAACCGGATCAAACTTGAAATACGCTATCGCAAAAAACTAAAAGAGTTACGCAAAAGAGATCCGTTTATCTATAAATGAAACACATACTTGGTATTAGTGCAGGGTTCCATGATGCGGCAGCCACTGTCATCAGGTCAGATGGTGAAATAGTTTTTGCCGGCCACTCAGAACGATATAGTAAAAAGAAAAACGATCCTACTATTGCTCCTGGACTGCTCAAAGAACTGTGTGAGTGGGAATACGATACAGTGGCGTTCTATGAACATCCATGGATGCACAACATACAGCAGATATTTTCTGGGCAACGCAACTTTGGCCCTTGGACCACACGCGGTGCATTGAAAAAGCATCTCGGGTCTTGGTATCAAAATCCGGCTCGTAACGAAGTCAGCACCAGCCATCATCTCAGCCATGCAGCCGCAGGTTTTCAAACATCACCATTTGACCGTGCAGTAGTTGTTGTTATAGATGCCATTGGTGAGTTAGATACTGTTAGCATCTATCGTGCATGTTACAACAACAAGGGTCGGGCACAATACCAGAGACTATGGCGCCAAATGTATCCACACTCAATTGGATTATTCTACAGCGCCATGACTGATCGTGTGGGACTAAAACCCATGGACGAAGAATACATTACTATGGGCATGGCCGCCTGGGGTCGAGATACGTGGTACCAAGCCTTGAGCAATCGCGTGATCAAAGACTACAACAGCATTGAACTCAATGAAAACTTCCATATAGGAGTTGACTCAACATTTTTAGAATCGGCTACCAATGAAGATATTGCGTGCGCTACGCAGTTAGTGGCTGAAGATCTCATAATGAGTGTAATGAAAAAAGCTCGCGAACTCACAGGCGAAACCAATCTTGTATACATGGGAGGTGTTGCTCTCAACTGTTTAGCCAATAGAAATCTTGGAGACATCTATGAAAATATTTGGATCATGCCT